CACCACCTTGAAGTAAACTATTTAAAGCAGCATGTTCACTTCGTATGTATATCTTCCGACCATCTAATCCTTTAAGGAATCCTCGTTTAGCTGCTCGTTGTACTTTTTCTTTAAGAGTTTTAAGTGCTGGTAAGTTGGTGAGAAAACGTTCTTTAAGTTCTTTGCCATGCTTTCTTGAACCTCCAACCACTGACCCAATCTTTTCATCTCCTGCTCCGTATACAAGGGCATAGATGAAAGTCTTTGCTGTATCTCTTGATTCAAGACCTGCAAGTTTTTGATTAGTCGTGTGTATGTCTCCGTTGATAACTTCATTAATGTACTCCTCGTCATCCATATAGTGTGCTAACATTCTAAGTTCTAATCCTGAAGCATCCACCCCGATTAAAACATTACCCTTTTCTACAGTCCAACAAGCTCTACATTCTTTACCGAAGGGACTGTATACTGCCGGTACTTGAGCTACGTTTGGATGGTTGTGAGACATACGACCAGTAATAGTTCCATTAGGAATAACTGAACCATGTACTCTACCATCTTCTTCTAAGGCATCCAACCAAGACTGTATCTGAGCAATACGTTTTTGATACAACAAGAAGTCTGCAATAAGTTTAGCTTCGTGTATATGAGTAATCTTTTTAAGTGTACCTTCATCTACAATCGGCTGACCTGTAGGTGTAAATCTTTTAGGCTCCCATCCAAAGTCAATTAAATACTCACCGATTTGTTTACGACTACCTAAATTAAATTCCTGCAACTCTTGTCGCATGAAAGGTTTATAATCACCACTTGCAATAAGTTTGTCATATTCTTCAGTAGTTAATCCTGACTTAGATAACTCACCGTCTTTTTTTATTTTAGGTGTAACAAGTTTTACATCCACTAACCTAGGTTTAAAAGTACGTTGTACTTCATCCGTCACTTCGTACATCTTACTTTTTAAATCAGCAAGTAACATGGTTGCTTTCTTTTCATCAAAAGCAAATCCATTATTTTCTTGATCGGAAATAACTTTAGCTACTTGATGCTCTAAAGCAATCGACTGATCACTAAAACCTACTTGTTCTTTAAGTAAGGTAAGGTAAACTAACTCATTTAATCTTACATCGTTACAACAATACTCAAGCATGAGAGGTGTGTACTCATCAAAGTTTACAGGCTGTTCTTGTTTAGCAAAGCCAACCCGATAACCCCACGTTTTTAAACTGTGCCCGTTCTCACGAATAGGTCGAAACAATCTAGACATTACCAAAGTATCTTCAATGTTTTTATCAAACAAATCAACACCTGCTAATTTTTTAATAACATCTAAATCAAATCTTAAAATGTTATGACCTATCAAAGTGTCAGCTTGTTTTAAAAACTCTAAACCTTCCTCAAGTTTATGAGGTGGGAACTTATGAATAGGTCCATCTAGTTCTTTAGCTACAATACAATGAAGCTTTGTAGGTTTTAACCCATCACATTCTATATCAAATATAATTTTAGAATTCTGTGTTGTCAAATGTTTCCTCCTCTGATACTTCAAATAGTCTACCAGTTTCGTTGTTATATCTTAAGCTACATGCCAGTCCAGTATCACCTGTGTATCTTGATTTAAGTACACGTACTTTTGTAGTGTTAGCTTCTTCTTGGTTCTCTGCTTGTTGATTTCGTTCTAATGCAATCACACAATCAGATAACTGTGCTATACCTTGAGAACCTTTCAGGTGAGACAGTGATACTTCAACTCCATTCTCATGCCCTTTATCACCTGAGGCTCTACGTAAATGAGATACTAATATCATACCTACGCCTGTCTCTTCAACAAGACTACGTAATTTATTCATTAACATATCAATACCTCTACGTTCATCACCTTCATGTAAAACATTAACAAGCATATGTAAGTGATCGACTACTACCCATTTACATTCACAGCCTACAATGATGTATCTAAGTTTAGCAAAGATATCATCAATGTCTGTAGCACCTAAATGAGCATGGATAAAAACACGACCTTCAGGAATAACAGTATCAAACAACTTAGTTAATTGTTCTTCACTGTACTTATCACGTTTTTCATTTAAGTAAACCCTGTCATTAGCTTCGATAGATATAATTCCATCAGCAGTTCTAAGCCAGTTCTCTTCAAGGGCTACGATACCTACGTTATCTTTAGTGTTCTTAATGAGCCAATGTTCTAGTTCCCTAGTTACACTAGACTTACCAAGTCCTGTCCCACCTGTAAGAGTTACAAGCTCACCTCTACGAAGACCATACAGCTTTTTGTTTAAGCCTTCCCAAGGATATGCAATGCTTTCTTTAACCTCACGATTAAGCCATTCATCTTTCTTAGATGATAACTCTAAGATGCCTGATGGTGTATAAGTTCTAGCTTCCCACCATGCTGACATAAACTCTTGAAATCTTTTCTGATTAAGCATGTCGTTAGCATCTTTGTAACCGTTAGGGAAAGTCATGATCTTAGCCTTGCCGGGTTTTAATATACGAGCCACAGCTTTTGCTGCATCTTTACCTGCCCTATCGTTATCAAAACATAAGACCACATTCTCAAATGATTCAACAAACTCAATGCTTTCTCGGATATCTTTAACAGCACCCGATGCACCACGCTTCAACGAAACACATGCCCACTTTGACTGCATCAATTCATAAGCAGCCATGGCATCACATTCACCTTCAACGATTGTTAAGTATTTACCACCTGTATTTCTAAACAGTTGTTCACCAAACAAACCAGTGCCTTCATAAGTTCCTGAGAAACCAAAGTTTTTATTCTCAACAAACCTAGTCTTAGTTCCTACTATCTCATTACCGTTAAAGAAAGGATAGATGTGTTGTGCTATTTTATTATCAGTACCAACGACACTTCTTACCCCATACTTTTTAGCTGTATCTAAAGATATACCTCGATCAGTCAAGGCACTAAAGCTACCAGTATAAGTATTCAAGAAAGTATTTTTGGTTTTAGGTCTAGGTGTTGTATCAACAATCTTACCATCACAAGCATCAACATAATTAGGAAAGTGTGTCTCACAACTAAAACAGTGAGCCGACTTATCTTCATTCATAGATACTGGGTCTGAGCCACCACATGATGGACAGGGTAATTTATGTCGTACAAATTTACTTTGTTCTTGCATTCTATCTCCTTTAGAAAGTGGCTAGGCTTTTACACCTAGCCGGTTTTAAATTACTTGGCAGGTTTTTTACCACCAACCCAAGCTTCATTAGTGTCGGGAGTATCAGGGTCGTCTGCTATAAACTTTCCATCCTCATCCCTAGCCCGTTCAGGCTCAACTATAGCTTCGTCTGTACCTTTAAGCAACTCTTCTAAGTTAGCTCGGTGGGTTCGACTTGCAAAGTCTAAGGCTTCAATGACAACCTGAAGGTTGCCAACCTTTTGCACAATGACAGTAGCTTCCTGCTTCTTAGTATCATCTGCAATTTTGTTGATGTCAAAGTTTGTTTCTCCGTCATCATTTTTAATAGTGATAATCATTAGAATTCCTCACCGTCAGTAAAGAATTCATCACCATCACCGTTCCTATACTCAACAAGGTTCAGGACTTGCACAGCTTGTAAGTCGAGACCTTTCCCTTGCTTACCTGCGTACTCCCAATCGTACTCATTGAATTGAACTCTCACTTGAGAGCCATTACCTACAGCAGTTGAAATTTCCTGCTTGTCTTTATCAAACAGACGAGGTGCAGGTCTTACCATTCCTTTCGGACCATTCACTTTCCGTTTCATAATTAAAGCTGGACCTTCATCCATCTGCTTTACTGTGTGTCCACGAGAAGCAAAGTCATTTGCAGTCTCATTGTCAACAACTAAGTTGACTGTGTACACTGGTTCATAAGTCGTATTGGGTGTAGTTATACTTGCCCAGTACGCAGTTCCTTCTAATATAGCCATATGCGTTTCCTCCTATTATAGCTTTGTTGTGAAGTTGGGAGAGTTTTGAGCAACTACTCTCGGAGTTTCAGACTGTGCTGTACCAAACCATTCGTTCAATTGGAGATAGAGGGCTTGATGTGTTTGGTTACTCATTGTGATACGAAGTATAACAGAATTAGTCTTGAATGTCAAGCAATATTTCTTCCATACTTATCACAGGATTTTTAAATAAAGTGACCAGGAATTTTTCTCCATCCTTTTGCACTTCATAAGCAGCCTTACTTTCATAAAACTCCTCATAGTTTTCAGCCACATAAGCTTCAAACTTTCTTAGTTCATCCCTATCAAAGATAGCTGTTTCTCCTTCAGCCATCATCCTTTGGTATATATAATTCATACAACCTCCTGTGTTGTCCACCAATTAGGCTTGGGTCTATTTTGTTCCCACTTAGCGTAGTGTTTTTCGTTAATGCAGTAATTACGATAAGCAATAGTAGCATCCTCATTCTTGTACTCCTCAGGCATAGCCTGTGCTAGTGGTGTCATATCTTTTAGAGCTATGTTCTGTGGCAACTGCATCAAAGGTGTTGCTAATTTATCATAACTTAAATGAGACCTACCATATCTGTAGCTGTACTCGATTGATAAAGCTACGAAGTGTCGGTACAACCACTGATAGTTAGCACTTGCTTCACGAACCCACTTACTGCATGGGTGATTAAGATGTGCTACCTTATACATGTTCATCTTGTCTGCCCAAGCATCCCCGTCTAAAGCTCGGTGTGCTGTACATAACATCTGTGCTGATTCCAAAGGCATCTTGACTAGCATCTTGTCAGGCTGTGCTTTTGCTGATTCAACTGGACATTCATCAAAATAAAATATGTTCATTCATCACCTTCAATTTTAAATGCTTCGTTAATATGATACAGTAAGTCTGCAATCGCATGAGCTTCTGTTATATCTATACCACCATACTCAAACAAACTAGTAGTACCTTGTTTAGATTTCATATAGTTCTTTTTAATCCATTCCACATTTCTTGATGGAACTTTAATTTTTATCATCTTTTCTTTCATTTACCTTGCCCTCTATATTTTTTTAAGTTGGCTTTTTTATTCTTGTTCATAGTAGAGGTGCCAACATTACCTCTACCTTGACTGGTCTTCTTGCCCCTTTGTTTGGTAGCAGAAGTATAACTTGTTTTAGTCCACGTCTTCGCCATAATACTCCTTTATATTTTTCTTACGCTTATCGTTAAACTCTGTAACTCTTTTACCTGAAACATAATCAGTTGTACTCTCTGTCCATTTACCATCATTGATTCTTATGTCAATATATTTTACTTGATTATCTTCAGCTTCTTTTTTTAATATTTCTTTTTGCTGTTCAACAGCTTCATAAAACTCAGTCATTGTTTATCTCCCTTTGTTTTTTAAGTTCCATCAACTCATCCCATTTGTAAAACTTCTTAGTCTTTGCATCCCAAAAGTTTCCACGATGTTCTTGTGGTGGTACATAAGGTTCTATTTTATTCTTGTCAACCAAGTACATATACAACCCTGTCATTGAAACAAGCAAAACACCTGCTACGACTACCAATATTATTTCCATTTAGTTCCTCCTAAGTTCTTTTATTATCGTGGATTCATCATCAATAACATTTCGTAATTTTCTCAAATCTTCTAATGCAGAGTTATCAAAGTCCCACGTCTCATTTGTTTTAACGTGGGTGATCTTATAAATATTAGAAACATCTTCAAAACTAATCATGCTATCCAGTGCTTCAATCGGAGAAGCACAATAGCTTTTTAGAGTTTCAATGCTTCCATCTTTTTTTACTTCAATTAAATATTCATCCATTAACTTTCTCCTAGTTGTAATAGTTCTTGTAAGGTGTTGATATCAGGATGTTTTTTAAGTATCTTTATTAC